GCGGCAAAGTCAAGTCGAGTCCCGCCGCGCGCCGCGTAGGGATCACCACCGGAACCGATGGCAAGACCTACATTTTAGGCGAAGTGGATAAAGTTACCCGGTTCATCATGCCGGGCACAATGCGGTTTGTCTTGACAATCACAGAAGGTGAAGAACTATTCAACGAAATAGGAATAGCCTTATGTTTATAATTCAAATAGGGTATCAAGTTTGTCTTGCCTACTTAGGTTTAGCTTACTTGCCATTGCCCGCTGGATTACTGCTATTGTGGGCAATTTGCCTGAATTATGGCAAAGGGACTTGATCCCGGCGTTTAATAAAGTCGTTAATTACGCTAGTTGATCGAATTAAAAAGCAACGTCCGTGTGAGTCATAATCACGGATTGCTTGGGGCTTACTAAGTTCTTGTAATTCACCGCCGTCTATTAGATTTTGGATGATTTTCTTTATCGCGTTTGTAGCACTAAACTTATCTAATTTAAACGCCCTAGTTCCCGAAAGTCTAGCACCAAAATAAGAATAAGGAATAACATTGTCTTGAAACATTTTAATAGATATATTGTAGCTTCCCAATTTTTCTACGGGCAAAAGCAAATAATCGGCGCAAGACTTTAGCATCAGTTTTATTTGTGCTTCATCATTGTTAAAATCGTTTAAAACTTCACCGTTAGAAAACTTCTTAATTAACGAGTCAATTCCGTGAGTGATAAACACTTGTGCCCACTGCCAGCATTCTCTAGTTATGACTGGTTGAAACGGGTTCACCCCAACGGCAATCAACGCGGCAATTCTCATTGTCTTTAAGTGGGCACGGTTCCACAATTCGGCTACTTTAAAGTCGCCATCCCTGTTGATAATTGTGTCACAATAAACATCAAAATCGCGACTGAGTTGGAAAGCATCATTGTCAAAAGGCACTTCATAAGTTTGCCCTGATTGCAGCAACTTATAGACCGCCGTTGACACGTTACACATTTTCTCTATCAATTCTCTGCTAGGGGTGACACTGCTTGAAGCGTAATTTGATGGTGGTCTAGACCCCTCATACTCAACCACCGTGAAGCGAGGGAGCAACCCTGAATGGATCATATCTTCGTTGATGTTGTGGTAAAACCAATCTGGCGACGATTCACCAATTATGCTAAGCGCAGGTGAGAAAATCGGTTTAGTGTTTCGTTCAGCGTCAGAGTATGCCGTTTCTGAAATAGTATCGGAACTGCCAGACTTTGAAAACATATCAAGTAAGACTTTAAGTAGCATAAGTTCCGATGATGAACTTGTGCGACTACTGATTGTCTTTAACCTAATACCAAACTCACCAAAGACACTACAAAACGATTTTGTTGGGTGATCCGACATAAACCGCAAAAGACCTTGACCGGAAGCCAAGTCGCCCGGTCCAGAAAAGTCACCGAAAGTTGGCATTTGCTCTCTTACCGCTTTTGAAAGTTTAGAGATACCCCTTGCCATTTCCTCTTTACCGCGACCGGTCCCGGCAAGTAGCAAAAGATAAACATTCAATCCGCTTCGCGATACGTTGTAAGCGCGACCAACAATCCCTGCCAACATACCGACCGCAGCAACAATAGCAATTTCAGGAATCGGTTTGTACGATTGATGATAAATAAATGTAGACATATCGCCAAGCAAACCGGGCGGAACTACAAACGGACAAGTTAAATCTCTTTTGGCTTTTTTTGAAAGTTTTACAAAATCAACTACAAAAGTTTCCTCTCTTTTTACTTCAGGTTTTTGAAAAAGGTTTATTTGCTCCGATACGCCAGCAATCATTCTAGCAACGCTTCGGGTATCAACTTCAGGAATAACGTTGTCAAAAGCGGAAAAAATCATGTTGTCAACATAATCCTCCCTCATTGCTTTTTTTCGTTGTCCCAATGCTGACAATCTAAAAAGTCTTTTAACTTGTATCCTATTCTGGGTATAGAAAGCCAAAATATCAATAAGGGCATAATCAGCCCTAGACTGATCGCCAAAATAATCAGTCTCAAAATCGCCATTCCAAAGGCGAATAAACTTTTCACCGTTTGCAGCATTCGTTGCGATGTTGTAAATGTCCAAATCATCTTTAACTTGCTCCTTCGAAAAATCATTGCCCACAGTGGGCACTTTTGTTATTCGGTTTTCACCTAACAGTGACCAATAATAGCTTACTTTTTCTTGGCATTCTTGAATAGGGTTATGTAGATAACGATTACCCGTCATTGTCATGTAACGGTAATCACTGTAAATCTCAATTGGTCCTACTTTGCGGCCTTTGACTACGGCAGCGCGACAAATGATATGAAGCCCTTTGCCAGACGGGCTAAACTCTGAATAAGAATTGAGATTTTGAAAAATCTGTTTTTGCAATTCAATTGATTCAGCGTTATCAGTCTCATCTAAATCAATAAAACAAAAAGGATCGGAAGCGTTTAAACAAAAACCTATTCCGCTAAAATCTTTGGAAGCTTCAACAGCTTGTTCAAAAGTTGAAAAGTAGCCGGGGTCTGTAATGTCCGCCAGCACCCTACTTGTGCTATGGTAAGGTGTTTTTGTTAGTTTGTTCCTTCCGTTTCCTCTGTCTTCATATTTCCAGTTTACCCATTGTTTATACTGTTTCAATTCATCCGGTATGTTTGAAAACATATTGGCCGGTCGATCCGTTTAGTAGGTTAATTCTTGACCGGTCAGCAACTCATAAAGCCGCTGAATAAGATTGACGCTTGGTTCGCACGTTTTACCGCTGATAAGAGCGTTCAACGCGCTCTCCGAGCATTCGACTTGTACGGCGATCATCGCGAGGGTGATCGGTCGCGGGCGGTTGATAAGTAGTTGCCGCGTGTGTTCGCACAGCGACATTCTCTTAACGATTTGTAACTTTTTTCGTGTTCTAATCATGTTAGCTTTTCCTTCGGGACCGCAGATGTTAGATTCACTTACATTAAACCGCAAGTGGATTCTTGGCAAGAAAAAACTTTTTAAAAAGTGCTTGACTGCCATTCAACAGTAGGCTAAACTTTGTGAAGTCGCCGAAACATTCGGTAAAACCCGTCAATCTCTGCAATTTTGGTAGGACAAAATGCAAACTCTACAACCCGAAGATTACGCCGCAGTCACCCCTCAAGTCAGCGAATTGCTTTCACAATGGCAGACTGCAAAACAAGCCTTGGACGCGGCTAAAGAGGCCGAAATGGCTCTGCGAAACGCGATAGTGTTTTCGTCCAACTTGTTTGATCCCAATAAAGACAAAGGGACTCAGCGAGTTGAAATTGGCAACGGATGGGAAGTCAAAGCCGAAAAGAAACTCAATTACAAGATTGAGAACAAAAAAGGCGAAGCATTCGTCGCGCTTGCCGAACTTGCCAAACTCGGCGAAAGTTCCGCGCGTATCGCTCAAAATCTGTTTTCGTTCGATGCAAATCTGCGAACGACAGAATACGCCAAGTTGACCGAAAACGAAAAAGTTTTGATTGACCAAATCTTGACTGTCAAATCTGGTACTCCGTCACTTGAATTAGTAGCACCTAAAAACTAACGGCGGGAAGCGTTAGTTTAGGCGGGTGACTGGTACGGGGTTCCGTACATTTGCGCAGTCACCCGCCTTTTTTCAATAACAAAGTAAATTATGCAAATCTTCAATACCGCACAAGTTCTTTTGACCCCGCATTGTTTGTTGTACGGCGCGGCCAAGTCAGGAAAGACCCGCGCGGCGGCAACAGCGCCAAACCCGTTTTTTGTTTCGTCCGATCAAGGCTTATCGTCGATCCGCGAAAGAGGGTTGCCGTATACGGTTATCAACAATTGGAACGACACTTGCCAATTTTTAAAATGGCTTGAATCGTCGGCGGAAGCAAAAAGATATCACACAATCGTAATTGATGATCTATCTGAAATTGCCGAACAATTTTTGGTAGAAGAAAAGCCAAAACACAAAAACACGATGCAAGCCTACGGGCGTCTGAATGATGAAATGATGATGTTGGTTCGCCGTCTTCGTGCGATTACCAGTAATTTCATTATTACGATTTGTAAACAAGAACGAATCAAAGATGAAATGACTGGCGGGATGATCTACGCGCCGATGATCGCTGGTAAAGCGGTGGCTCCTATGCTTCCTTTTCTTTCCGGCGAAGTGTATCATATGGAAAGTTGGACCAATCCGGAAACTGGAACCGCCTATGAAGTTGTGCGAACAAAACGCGATCCAATTGGGCAATATGAAGCTGGTTCGCGATGCGGTAAGTTGACGGATATTGAGTTTGCCGATTTTACGCAAATCTTTCAAAAAATGTTAAGTTAAACAGATAGGTAACGCGATAGCCTTTTCATATCGCAATTTTTTCTCGAAAGTAGTATTATGACCCGATTAGGTATGACGTTTGATCCGAATCAACACAGCCCGCACACAGCGGGTTCGGGCCAACTTCCGGTCAGTGGCAAAGATGGACACATTGTGATTTTGACGGGTGCGGAAGTTATCCCGACAAAAGACCGGTCAGGGACAATGTTAGTTTTCGAAATTACCATTAAGGGTGGTGAGCATGACGGCGTGACCGGGCCGTATCGCCTCAACATCGGCAACAACAGCGCAGACGCAGTGCGAATTGCATTTGCTCAACTGTCTGCTATCTGTCACGTTGTCGGCCATTTGCAACCGCTGGATGATGTTTCGGTTTTGTTCAACAAACCGTTCCGCGCTTTCGTTTCATTGCAAACAGAAAAGGAAGCGGCGGCGAAGGGGTTCACCGAAATTAAACACGTGATGGACATTCACGGAAACAAACCGGGCGAACGGAAACAAGCCGCGAACGCCCCAGTACCGGGCGGATTCCCAGCGCCGGGCGGCGCACCAGCAGGATTCCCGCCACCGCCACAGGCACCGCCACAGCAAATGGCACCGCCACAACAGCCCCAGTATCAGCCACAGGCACCGCAGCAACCGCCCGAGCCGCAGTATCAGCCACCACAGCCACAAGCACCACAGCAAATGGCACCGCCTCAGCAACCGCAGTATCAGCAAGCCCCACCGCAATATCAACCGCAAGCACCACAGGGACAACCAAATCCAGCGTCGGCACCCTGGGCGCAACGTTGAAGTGAACCGGTAATCTGCAAAGCTTGTAGCGGTAGCGGAAAAAATAGTAGAAACGGTTGTTGTGTTCCGTGTCGCGGGACCGGAAACAAAATACCTAAATAAACATAAAACCCAACGGCGATCAAATGTCCTATCCATTTGATCTTGGTGTTAAAGCCCCGTTGGGTTTTTTTCATTCAAAAATCTTGAAAACTAATTATGCCTATTGACTTCGAAGCAGCGTTGCGTAGAAACCGACCGTTAGACTGCGACCTATGCGGCGGGTCAGAAGAAATACAATGCGAAGATTGCGCCGGAGAGGGAACCATAGCGCGTTTTCTCGAAGACGACGAAGGGTTAACTTGCCCAACTTGCGAAGGTAAAATGTATGTTCCTTGTAGTGAGTGTCAAAAATGAGTGAACCAATAAAACTACCGTTTGTTCTTGATCCTAATCAGACATCTGATAAAGCTATGGTTCCTCATTTTTTAATAAAAAGCCCCGAAGAACCAAAAGTCTTAGACCTTAATTCTGAAATTGATATCAATGATGCAACAATCCGCGAAATGATAGCGGAAACAATGATAGCGGATATCGACGACTATTCATTCGAAAAGCATAGCGAAGGGCACCGTAAGCATTTAGGCGGGTCTATCATTGGTAAACCTTGTTCCCGCGAGTTGTGGTATTCGTTTCGTTGGGCTAAGAAAGAAACCTTCGAAAGTGAATCGGTCAAAAGAACCCCCGGTCAATTGATGCGGTTGTTCCAGCGAGGGCACCGTGAAGAAACGCCATTGACCCAATACTTAGAAGGTATTGGATGCGTTTTTGACGCGACTAAAGACACTCAATTGCGTATCAGCGATTGTGAAGGGCACTTCGGCGGTTCATTAGACAATGTGGGCACTTTACCCCCTAAGTTCAAAATACCGTCTAAAGTCTTGTTTGAGTTTAAAACTTCAAACATGGCTCTTTTCAATAAACTCAAAAAAGAGGGTTTAAGAAAACATAAACCAATTCACTTTTCTCAAATGTGTGTTTATGGCTACAAAACCGGGATACAGTTTGGTTGCTATGTTTGCGTCGACAAGAACACTGACGAACTTTACATTGAAATTGTGAAGTTGGATTTTGAACTTGCCGCGATGATGATTGAGAAAGCGGCTAGGATTATTACTGCAACTTATCCGCCGCCTAAGATTGCTCAAACCGTAACGCACTTTTCTTGCAAGTGGTGTTCTTTCAAACAGATTTGTCATTACAACGAACCAACTGAAAAAAATTGTAGAAGTTGCGCCAACGCGGTTCCTCTTGAAAACGGTAATTGGGGTTGCAATTTATACGGACCAATCCCTGAAAACATTATTCCTATCGGTTGTCATTCCTATACCCCTCTCCCAACTTAATTATGTCTTTTGCATTAAATATCGAAGAAATTAAATCTCGCAAGCTGACTTTTATTGAGGCAGTAGAATTACTAGGAAATAAATTAGACGATGGTAGAACCATTCTAGGCGTAACAGGTAGACCCGGTTCGATGTTTACTCACGGCGTTTATCTAACTCTTTCAAGCCGTTTTCATAAGTCAGTCCATGTTAGGGTAAGCGATGATTTGTCCGCGACCGTATCAAAGTGAATGCGTTGATAGTCTGTTTCAGTATTTCATCCAACGGAATACCGGCAATCCGTTAATTGCTATGCCCACAGGAACGGGCAAATCGTTAATCCCGCCTTTGTTTATGCAAAAGGCTTTAGAGAGTTGGCCGAATCAACGCATGTTGTTAGCAACGCATGTTAAAGAGTTGGTCGAACAAAACTATAACGCTTTACATAAGCTTTGGTCGATCGCGCCCAGCGGTATCTTCTCAGCGGGCTTAGGCCGGAAGGAAGGTTATGCGCCGCTACTGTTTGGCGGTATCGCGTCGATGAAAAATGCGGTCAATGAAATTGGCCACCGCGACATTATTTTTATCGATGAGGCTCATTTGATATCTCAAAATGACGCTTCAATGTATCAACAGTTCATCGGTGAATTACGGGAGATCAATCCATACCTAAAAGTTGTTGGATTGACAGCAACCCCTTTTCGTATGGGTCATGGTAAGTTGACAGACGATGGTTTGTTTACCGATATGATCTTTGACATAACAGGGGTATCGTCTTTCAATCGGTTGATTGAGGAATGTTATCTTTCGCCTCTGATCCCTAAACCTACTAATATCGTGATTGATGTTAGTGATGTTCGGGAATTGTCTTATGACTTTAACCAGAAAGATTTGTGCTTATCAATTAACAGGCAAAACATAACCAAGCGAGCGCTTGAGGAAGCGTATCAAATTGGTCGCGATCGCAAATCATGGATAGTGTTTGGTGCGGGTATCGAAAATTGCGAGAAGATCGCAGAGATACTCAATTCAATGGGCGTTGCTACAACATACGTTCATTCGAAGATGGACAACAACGAAAGAGATACTAGGCTTGAATCATTCAAAAATGGTTATTTTCGTGCGATTGTTTCAAATAACATTCTGACTACCGGATTCGATCATCCACAGACGGATATGATTATTGACCTAAGACCAACAACGTCAGTAGTTTTGCATATCCAAAAGTATGGCAGAGGGACGCGACCGTATTTTCATCCTAGATTCGACTTCGAACAATTGGTTCATCTTGCTAATCGTCAGCAAGCAATGATTGAAGGAGAAAAACGGAATTGCATTGTATTAGACTTCGCCGGTAACACGATGAGGCTTGGACCGATCAATGACCCCCAAATACCTAAGAAAAAAGGAAAAGGTACGGGTGAAGTACCAATCAAACTTTGCCCACATTGTGGAGCGTACAATCACACTAGCGTTAGATTTTGTGCTGATTGTGGCGCAGAGTTTATTTTTAGGACGAAGATAAAAGCCGAAGCCGGTACAGCGGAGATTATCAGAAAGAACGAAGATTGCATAAAAATGCTTCCCATAACGAACATGCTATTCAATGTTCATCAAAAAGTGGGTAAGACCGCCAAGCTTAAAGTGAGTTACTTCGTATCGTTTCAGATGTACTCAGTTTGGCTCTCCTTCGACGATACTGGTTTTGGCAAGCACAAAGCAAATGAATGGTGGCGACAGCATTGTAACGACGGTTGCCCGTCTACAACAGCCGAAGCCTTTGCCCGCGCGAGTATCGAAAGTCGTCGTCCAAGTCATATTGTTGTTGACAATTCAAACAAGTTTCCAGAAATTATAGAGTATTTGTTTCAATGATATCGTTATCAGAAATTGGTAAGTATCAATTACCCCCGCCATGTTTGCCAGAAGTGGAATACATGACAGATGAGCAATTGATGGCAGAGGAAGGAAACTTGTTCTTATATGATATTGAATGTTTCCCGAACTATTTTCTGATTGCATTCAAAAGTTATACCACAGGCCGGGTGTTGTTTTTTGAACGCCATGAAGACATTGACCTAGACGTACCAAAGTTGCGATGGATCGTCGAAAACATGGTATTGGTAGGATTCAACAACAGGAACTATGACGACGTAATGACATGGGCGGCAATTCGCGGGTTGTGGAACCATGAACTAAAAGCGTTATCAGATGCGATCATTGTGGGCAAATTGCGTGTCTACATGGCAGAGCGAGAGTTTAAGTTTAAGGTAGGTCACATGAACTCAATTGACCTTCAACAAGTAGCGCCGTCAGCAGCGGCTTTTTGTTCGCTCAAACAATATGCTGCGAGGATGCACGCAAAACGATTGCAAGATTTGCCATTCTGCCCAAACAGTCATTTAACAGAAGGTGAAAAGACTTCGGTTCGTTTGTATTGTGTGAATGACTTGGACGCCACGGGATGGCTATTTCATTACTTAGAAGACCCAATCAAACTTCGTTATCAAATGGGTATTGATTATGAATTAGATTTGCGATCATGTTCGGACGCGCAGATAGCCGAGAAGGTTATTGGTAATGAGATTGTAGCGGAAACAGGAATAGAACTTCGTCGGCCTAGTGTTTCAGAAGGTACGATGTTTCGGTTCCAGAATCCACATTGGATGCAATTCTACACAGACAGATTGCAACTTCTACATGCTAACATTTTGAATACTGATTTTATCATCGACTTCAACGGCAAGGTTTTAGTTTACGATAAAGGCGTTTCAAAACAAGCTACCAATCTTTGGAAAGTACAAATAGGCAGTTCCGTTTATCGCTTAGGAATTGGCGGATTACATTCGTCTGAAAAACAAACTACTCATTTTACTGACAAAGATTATGTTTTACTTGATAGGGATGTTGCAAGCTACTATCCGGCAATCATCTTGAATCAAGGTCTGTTTCCAAAACATATTGGACCGGTTTTTCTGGACATTTACCGCAGCATTGTTGAACGTCGATTAGCAGCTAAGAAAGCTGGCGATAAGTCAACAGCCAATAGCTTGAAGATTTGCATTAACGGTTGCTTCGGTAAGCTTGGTTCAAAATGGTCATTGTTCTTTTCGCCTGATTTGTTGATCCAAGTTACATTGACCGGTCAACTAGCGTTGCTAATGCTAATCGAAATGCTCGAATGGTCCGGATTGCCGATCGTCAGCGCGAATACGGACGGGATCATCTGCAAATGCCCGAGAGGCCGCGAAAACGACTACTTAGCCGTCGTTGGACAGTGGGAAGCGATAACCGGGTTCGTCACAGAGGAAACGCGGTACAAGAGCGTTCACAGCCGCGACGTGAACAACTACATTGCGATCCCTGAGAAGGGGGGGTTCAAAGCGAAGGGTGAATACGTCAACGGATTGTCAATGAGTGAGAAAAAACGGGAATCGTTAATGAAAAACCCAAACGGAGCAATTTGCACCGAAGCGGTAATGTTATTCCTTAACACTTGTCGTGATGCAAACCCAACAATGATTAGTGATACAATCCGAAATTGTAAAGATATCGAAAAGTTCATTTTTGCCAAACGTGTTACCGGTGGTGCGGTAAAAGATAAAACTTATATTGGTAAAATTGTTCGTTGGTACATGCGGTTCGGTGAGTTTGGTTGTATCAAATACATGAACGAAAACGCAGCGGGTATTAAAAACACCGTGGCAGAGTCAACCGGTTCATACCCTATTATGAATCTAACCGGTTTTCCCAAAGACATTGATTACGACTGGTACATTCGAAGATCGTATTCAATGTTAAAAGATATGGGTTATGGTAAACCCGAAGAAAAACAGCAATTGTTATTTTAGACAATGCCCAATTGCGACCTTAGCGTTTGTACGCCGTAGGGTGACAGACCGGTGAAGTTTCCGTTTTGCCCGAAAACCGCCCATTGTTGGCGTTGTTCAGTTGGTCCAGCGCCGGGATCAACCCAAGTATGATCCACCGTGCCGTTTTGTGCAAACCAAGTAATACCACCAGTGTCGCGAGACTTTGAATAAATCCCAATCTCATCATCGGCTTGAATCTGCAATGTTAGCGACAACGCGCTAACAATTGATTCATCAAAGAAAACATTCAAATAGCCGTCGACATTGGCATTTGCAAACGGAACTGTTTTCTCAGCAATAATTGTACCAGTAACCCCAGTCTCTCGCAACGTCACCTTAACGTTTTGTGGACTGCTACCGCCAAACGCACGAATCCGGAAGCGGACATTCTGAAACGCGGTGAGGATGCCCACAGTGGTCGATAATCCAGACCGCGTATCGACTTCGCCGAACCAAACCCCTTCGCCAATCGGAAAGATTTCTTGCAAGGAAATGCGGGTCGGTTCAAATATGTTTTCCAAACCGTTGGTAAGGAATGAAAGCTTGTTGTTAAGCGTGTTGAAGTTGTCGTTGCTTAACGTTATCGCTTCTAAGTCGTCAATGACTCTTGCTAGAGTTTTTAAAACGTTTCCAAGTCGCGATGTAACCGTACCGTCGCCGTTAAGAATAGCCGAACCATTGACAACATTTGTTATCGTGTCGATATCAGCAGCGGCTTGCTGCAATACTAATTGATTGATTGTGGGCATAATTTTAAATCTTGATACGAGAAATGCCCTGATGAATCAAGGCATTGGAAAATGGCAACAGTTCAAATCTTATAGATATTGAACATTCAGTCTTTTCACGGCAGCGCCACCGGTCAACGTCACAACAACAGCGGCATTCATAACGCCGTTTTGAAGCGGTTTTTCAAAATTGATAACATCGGGACCAGCGGCGGTAACATGCACTTCAAATACAGTGACACCCCCGATTGCGATTGTCAACAGCCCAGCGGTCGGCGCGATTGAATGCGACCAATGTACCCCGACAATCGCGTGAAACTCACCAGGTACGGCGGGAATGGTCGCGACCGCGTTGACGTTTGTGATAGCTGCAACGTGAACGCTTTTCATCGTCGAACCATAGCTATTATACTGAAAATCAACTTCCATAATTATACTCCGATCGGGTTGCCGTTTTCATTAACAATGTTGTTAATGAAGTCTTTATCGTTTTGATAGTATCGACTATCGTAGTTGATACATTTGAGAGTTGTTACAAAATTGTCTTTGGGTGATTTTTCTTCAATCAAAAACGCTTTTTTGCGAGTAGATGAGTTTTCGACAATCTCATAAGTCGCGCGGGCAAAAAGATCAAAATCCAATGCGAGAGGCAGCGTAGTTTGTGATTGTAGAATAATTTCATCTGTGTTCAAGCCGGGTGAGATAGGAATTGCCTGAATCGTCGCATTTATACTTTGCAAGAAAATAGTATAGTTTTTGCCATTTTCAAAGAAGAACGGTTGCGATAATCTCAAAAGGCTTCCGTTTTGCGAAATAACTTCGCCATCAAAGGTTTGCGTTCTTGTATTGTCAGCGACTTGAACGCGATCGTTAAGAGACAGCAGTAAAGCCTCTTGTGTTGCGTCAAACTCAATAACAGTGTTTTGATATCTGATTCTATTCCAGATTCTATAGGCGTGAGTCCTAGCTTGAAGTTTGCTTTGTACGCCGTACTGTTTAATTTCTTCAGGATACAATGCCGTTCTGTCTTCTGGCAAATAATAACTGATAACCGCGCCGTCTTCTGAATCGACGTATTCTACTTCGACACCATCTTTTTCATTCGCATTACCAAATGAAACTGTTCTCGTTTCAGTTCCAGGAAGCTTGTTGCGGTGATTAAAAAGAATTAAACTGTTGTCTGTTTCTTTTTCAAAAGATAGTTTGATTAAACTACCTTGACGATAAGCGTTACAATGAACGCATTCCGCGATAATGCTAAGCATTTCTTCAAAACTCATATCCTCATCGTCAAAGGTATGATTGAACTGAGCGAAGATTGGTAGTCCAAAGTAAGCTTCGATTTGTTCTTGAAGATTGTACCATCCTTGAATGTCCAATTCCCACAATTGGCGATTGCCGATGTAAGGGTCAAGACAAATGGCCACTGCGATATCAGCAAATCGCGACGTGACAGCGGGTAAAGAAAACGTTCCGTCTGTTTGCCGAATCGGGATCAACCGCGAAACTTTGCAATTGAACTTTCGATTCGATTGACTGATTGTGGTTTTGTTTGCAAGCGTTGCCGTTCGGACAATTGTAACGTTACCAAAATCTGATTGCGTGATAGGTTTAGCTTCGTACAAGTCTGTCAGTATGATTTCTTCGCTCGCAGTAGTTCCGCTAACAATTGTTAGATTTGTTGTGCGGGTGACTGTGATAGCATTGCGACCAGGGGCGACCAAATCTTGACGAAACGTTGTCAGAATGTCGTCACGTCTCGTTGCCGAACCAGACATGGTAACAGTATAATCAACATCGCTACCTACTGGCTCGTCTTGCAAATCGATCGGTTGAACACTGACGTTCATACTAACTGATTTTGCAGTTTGTGTTGTACCGTTGTCAGTGTAAAGACCGCCCGCTGATTTGAAATTGAGAATGATTGAATCCGCATCCTCAACAATATAAGGTCCGCCATTGCTAAGAAAAGTTGTGTTAGTAATACTAGTGCCAGTAGAAATGAAAAAATAGTCTTTACCAATCTTTGCAGTCATTAAACTATCGAAGTAAAGTCTAAGAGCGTGATCGTGTGCATATCCAATGTTCAAAAATGAAGTAACATCATAATTAGGGCTGTTTATTATGTCTTTAACTTGTTGAAATATTGAACTTTCATTTTCAGGATTTCTAAGATACATTTCGTGATCTGCTACTTTACCTAAAGGATAAGTACCATTTAATACGTAGCTTTCGCCGGTAGTAAATGTCGGTATAATAGTGAAACCCCATTGTGGAATACCAGCAACATTTTGAACTTGCTGAAAACCGGTTACTGTTCTAAGAATAGCAGTGGCACTAATAGTAACTTTATCGCCGGGTTTGAAAAATCCTGAAA